AATATGTATTTGAATCTCAACGATAGAACCATCACCTTTACGACTTACTCCTATTGTATGTGTGATATCCGTGGGATCCAAAATTCTAGTAAGACTGAAAATTCGTGTAATATCACTACTATTCATATCAAGAATCGTTTTTTGATCCCCCATCCAACGTGTAGCTTTATATATGTCAACCCCTATCGAATCGATTGGGGCATATCGGAATATAATACCACCATCTTCTGGGAAAGAACGAATCACAATGGGGTGAACTGAGGTATCCAATAAGATTTCATCAATATCGAATACCCGATTGGCTTGAATCCAACCCATAGCACCAATCCATGACATATTCACTTTATTATCATCACGATGTTCCCATACCTTACGGATTCGATAGGTTCCAGGTAATGATTTTACATATAACCCTAAGATATCAAGGTTTTCAACATCGTTTAGATAACCGAGTTGATTATCTTGCATATCCTTTAGAATCACTTTATTACCATATATAGTATAATAGCACCAAGAGCACCCAGGGATAAAGAATCGTTTCCCTTCAGACTCTATTTTGTTGATTTCATCAACCCTAAATGTAAATAATAATGTATCCATTCATTATGTCTCCTTAATAAATAACATCAAGCAGTTTCAATAATCCATATAGGATTATAATACAAACTGCACCAAAACCGAGTCGAATGAACCATTCCACTGCGGTTAATATGTATCGTCCCTTTTTACTCATATAACCCTCTCCTTACTATAAGTCAATAATATTGCTCATATGAGAAGTGCCAGAACGTGTACGTAGGGTAATATCTCCTAAACTTTCTAAGATAGGATTAAATTTAGAGATGATATCATCCACCATAGTATCAATATCCATCGTGTCGATTACCCATTGTGGTAATCGATCAATGTTTTGTGGTATACCTACTACAGTGATACCACCTTTAGCAATCTCACCAATAGGACTTTCGAATATTTCCTTACGGATAATATCAGCCACATCACCAAATCGGTCAATGTTATCATTGAATCGCTTCTCTGTTTTATAATCCATCTTAACAATGAATATCTTTTCAGGAAGGTTAATGAGTCGATTCTTTTCAACAGCATTCCATACGATCGTTGCTTTAATGGCTTGCTGACTATATGGTTTCTTATAGGCTTCCGGTTCTTTGGCAGATACTAGGTTTAAATAGGTTAGCTCACCATTAAGGAATGAACTTCTAAGTATCTCTCTAAAGTTCTTAATCTTACGAATGATGGAACTTACATTGATTTCATCTACATTCAGAATATCATCGTGAATAATAGAGGTGAAGAATGATTTTACATCATCTGAGGTAGTGGACTTAATAAAATCCAAACCAGAAATCTTAACCATAGGTGGATCAATTAATTGACCTTCCTGTAGTCGAGTATATGATACATATCGCTTCTTCTTTGGTGTCAATATCATTGTTAAGTTATAGAACTCATTCTTCATATTGATACGCTTATGCTGGTCTGCTGGCATATTCACATCTTGACAATATCGTTCTAAGAAACATTGTGAATAGCGTGTTAAAATATATGCCATGATATTACAACATATGAAGTCTAACTCATCTTCGTTTTCAGCAGCTACTTGATTGGTAAGATTTTGGTTTAACATAAGTTCCATATATTTGGCAATCGTTACCATAGTGGAATCTGTATCTTGTGTCACTGTGGCAAATCGAGTATGTTGACTATCTCGAACAATACGAGACCGTGTTGGGTGTATATGACATACATTATGGAAGATATATTGCCATAATGTAGTAATCGTATCTTCGATTTCTTCTGGTACTTTATTTGGATTACGGAACGATTTTGTTTCGGAACATAGAATTGTTAAAAGTTCTTTAACTTCACTTACATCTCGTAAGAATACATATAGGTTATTCTTAAAGTATAATCGAAGTTGATCGTAGTTAGATAGATTAGATACTATCGTTGTTAACATCGTTCTATAGTCGTCATTGTTAGATTGATCATCTCTGAACTGTGATAATAATCGATCAACGACACGTTTTATCATATCATCAGAATATGGATTAGATACTTTAAAGTTCATATCCATATCAGTCTTGACAACCCTGTCGATAAATAGAAGGCACTCATCTAAATCAAAGAATTTAATATTTCCTTCTAATAGAGCCTCAAATGAAGTTTCTGCCGTAGCAATCAACGCTTGCCCCGTTCCTGTTGTAGATGCTGCTACATATAAATTGTAAAAAACAGAAGTATCAGCACCTGCGGCACCGTAATATGAGTTGGCAATAACTTTCTCATTCCCTTGACCGATATCTCTTACAAGAAATTCATATGAGCCTTGCGGGTATTTCTTACGTTCGGCTTTAATCTTATTACGATTATCTAAACTTTCAATCAATAGTCCCGCTGAAGCATTGGCTGATTTATCGTGGGGTTTAAATAATACACCATATCCTGCTAAAATTGGTTTTTGTTTAGCAAAGAATTCTGTCATAGCTAATAGGGTTGTATCTCTGGATGTTCCTAAATAGTTATTATCTAATAAACAAGGATGATCCTTCATTCTTGTATTAATAATGCGATATAATTTCTCCTCAATATCTGATTCTGACATTGATGGATAGGTTCGCATAAGTTTTGTTTTCATTTCAGATACCCATTCTTTTGAGAATGATAAATCTGATTTGTTAATTCCCATTAGTCTCCTCCTTTGTAATATAAAGATAAATGAATACATCATTAATGTATTCATTCGAATAATATATATTTGTAACCAAGACTATGAAAAATCAGAAAAAGAATAGAGAATACGGAACGAATCCGTATTCTCTATTAATATTAACGAATAATTTTAAGTTTAAATCTCTTACCAATAGGCTGAATAGTCATCTTTGCTATATAATACACTACATAAGTGTAGTCATTATGCTCACCAGATGAAATGCCTGTTTTTTTAGCAACAAGTTCCCATTCATTCTTAGATTTTGTTGCGATAACAGAACCACTATCTGCATCTATACATTGAATACCCATTCGTAATGATACTTCATCATCGTGTAATGCCGATTGGCTAATGTATAATCGATTAGCTAAAGTATTATCAATAGTTTTTCGATCATATGTAAAATATACAGTTAATGACCCACCATATGGGAAATCATTAATTTCCGATTCCGTTTCATTACTATTTCCACTAATGGCTCGAATAGTGTTTCCACCACTATTGTAGTTTAAATTAACCCTAGATAGTTTATCATCACTATTCATATATTCATATCCAAATGCAGCATTTACAATAACCTTACTACCAGGAAGAATTTTTCGTTTAGTTGTTACTTTAAGTGTCAAATTATCCAATTCTTGAGTATTAGATAATGTAACATTTTTCCATCCAGGTTCTAATACTTCGGTTAATTGTTTTGTAACATTTCCAATTGCAGCAAATCTATATTCATATTTATCCATATTTGGTATTTGTGCAAATAACTTAAATTCAATAGCAGGTAACCATTTAATCCGTCTAGGTGATGTAATCGTACATTGTGTACCATCATCATTCGATTTATGATTAAATCCGATGCTATTAAAGATAACTGGTATATTACCATCATTTACACATTTTCCAGTTGTAAAGAATGATCGATTAGCTGGTTTAATCATATTGATAAATGACAATGAGTTCACTACGCCACCAATATAGTTATTGTGTAACGTATTAATTGGTAGTCCAGATTGACCATCAATTGTCATAGTAACAAGATCACCTAACCCAACATCTCGAGTATTCATTAATTTAACGATATAATGAGCACCTTGATTATGACCAGTGATAAATGGAATATCTAACTTATCTTCTGGATTCCTTGAATAAGATTTATCAAGAAGTCGCATGCCAGCAATCTTATCAACACCATTATGACGTTCATATACAACGATAACAGACTTATCATTGTTTTCGACAACATCGGCATGAATACGAATAGCTAGAATATCACCCACATTATACGTCAATTCACTCATATCCCAAATACCAGTTCCTAATGATTTAGGACCAATCGATGTAACTTGAGGACCCGAACCAGATAGAATATCGCAATATCCATTTTCAGCAGTGAATCCTTCGATTGAAATACGATTCATAGCATCCATACGTTTAAAGATAATCGTACCTGTATTTGAACGATAGGTATTAGGGATAGCCATTTGAGAGTAATGGTCTTTATTGGTATTGATTTCAACGGAATTAATGTAATGACCGTTATCGTCTAGGATAGCATACCCTTTAGTTGTACTAGAAGGAGTTGATTCGAAACGAATATATTCATTATCGAAATCAGTATAGTATAGTTTAATATCAGTTTGTCTACCAAATGAGATAGCGGTATAAATAGGCAATGGTGTTTTAACAACCTTACGGTTTAATTGATGTACATCTTGTAATGTACACGTAGTCATTGTATCAATACCAATATCAATCATAGACTTAGCTGTATCTACACTGCATCCGATTTGATATAGATGGTTAGTATCTGACACATCAATCTTATATACATTTTTATTGTATATAGGTTCAATAGTGAGAGATTTAGACGCATTCTTATTACTCAATACAGAATAATCAACCACTTGATTATCAGCATCTTTCACACATACATATTGTGTAGCAATGTCTGGAGCATGTTTAAACACTTCATCTAAATACACAATCACGTTAGAGGAGTAGCCATTACTGATTTTAGTTAATGGGTTTTGGTAATATAGACGATAATCCGGATATAATTCAACTGTATTAGGTTTATATAGAATATCCTCTGGTGTTACTGGAGTCATAGAACGTAATCTAATTTGATCTCTAGGTAACACAGTTTCAGGAATTTGAGGTGTTACTGTGAGATCTAAGTAGGTATGAGTAGAACCTTTAGATAGTCCTAATATAGCTACTTTATCGATTAGACCTTTAGCTCGTGCAATATTATTACGGAACCCATCAAGTGTAGGGACATTCGTTTTACTAATCGTGAACGAAGACCCTGCATTATTAACAACTGGTTTCATCGTAATATGGTATCCATCAAC